ATCTGCATCAGTTGAACGATCTGGAGCACCAGATGCCTTAACTACATAGATACCATTTTCTGAACCAGTTGACTGATTCTTAACAAGAACACGGTCACCTGTAGCAAGAGTTACTCCGTCAAGAGTATCTCCATTTTCTAGATCAGATGCGAGTGTTACTGCTGCAGTTGTTGCTGCACGTACTGATGCTTTCCAATCAATACCCTGTGCTGCTGAGTCTACATAATTCTTTGTTGCTGCATCTGTTCCATCAGTTGGTGTACCAAGACCTGTGATCTTGTTTGTACCCATTGCAATTGCACCAGTCATTGTGCCACCAGCAAGTGCTAACTTAGCAGCAAGATCTGTTGTAAGATTTGCAATCTTAGACTGAGCGATTGCAGCAGCAGAGTTAATGTCTGCATCTACAATTGTATCGTTAGCAATCTTTGCTGAAGTTACTGCACCTTCTGCAATTTTTGCTTCTGTTACGTTAAGATCTTTAATCTTTGCTGTCTCTACAGAGTCTGTAGCAAGTTTAACAGCAGTTACATTTGAATCTTTAATCTTTGCTGTCTCTACAGAGTCTGTAGCAAGTTTTGATGCTGTTACTGCGCTATTAGCAATCTCTGCTGTATCAACTGCTGAGTCTGCAATCTTAGCGTTTGTAACTGAGTTTGAAGCAAGTTTTGCATCTGTTACGTTAGCATCAAGAATCTTTGAAGTTGTAACTGAGTCTGCAGCCAACTTTGCTGCTGTTACGTTAGAATCAAGAATCTTTGCTGTTTCTACAGAATCTGCAGCAAGTTTAGCAGCAGTTACATTTGCATCTTTAATCTTTGCTGTCTCTACAGAATCTGTAGCAAGTTTTGCTGCAGTTACGTTTGCATCTGTAATTTTTACGGTAGTTACTGAATCTGAAGCAAGCATTGTTGCTGTAACTGTACCAGTATCACCAGATGTAACTACAGTACCTGATACGTTAGGAAGTGTGATTGTGCGGTCTGCTGTTGGGTCTACTACTTCAAGGGTTGTCTCGTAGTCGTCTGCTGTAGCACCTTCAAAAAGAATGCTTGAACCAAATACACCAACTGCTTGTGGGGCTGCCCACTTAACACCTGTTGCCTCATTTGAGTCTGCTGTTAAGATATAATTATTTTGTCCAACGCCTAATTTAGATATTGCATTATCTGCAGTACCAACTAGTAAATCACCTTTTGCGTCTGCAATTTTCTTTGTAAGAATATCGTGGCCTTCAACGGTTGCGGTTGCGCCCTCAACTACTAATCCAGCCTTTACTCTAAAATCTTTTGTTACTGTTGCCATTTTTTATCTCCTTGGTTAAGCCTTCAAACCAGTACGCATGTAGCGTAAGGTTATTGGGGTTTCGCCCACCACTGGAATTACAGTTAAATTAACTGTGCCTCCTGCCCTAGAGACGCTAATGGTGCCAATATTCCCATCATTGTCAATTGTTCCATATTCACTGACATTATCATTTGTACCGTCAGGTAATATGGTTAATTCTGTAGCGTAATATTTATTATCGCCACCAGAAGTCTTTTTTATTGAGATCATATACTTAACTGATCTCCATTCTGAGGCAGTAAAATTATCAAAGATTGTGCTATTCTCAATGCCAGTAATTGTTGACTCATTGTTACCCGCTGAACCCAGATCTGTTGCCTGTGCCGATGTAGTATCAATTAAATCTACATAGTCTGCTTGAGTTGGTCTATCACCTGTCTGAAACAGGGCCTTTACGCTTGATAATGATATTCTCGCCATGGCTATATTATAGCATAATGTTAAAGTATGTAGTTAGAGAAGCCAATTACCTGAACACCAATTCCTGGTGGATTGTTTTGGCGGTAGCCCTCAATACCAATATTAGTTATAGTTAATCTAAATGGTAATATTTCTGCTGCTGTAACTAAAAAAGCAATGCTTGAAATTAACGAAGAGTAACTAGGTATGTTTTCTACTGTTGTTGTTATTGTTTCTATATTTGATATGGTTTGGCTTCTGCCAATATTATTTATATTGATTGTTGCCATAATTAACTTACTTCGTCTTGTTCTGTGACTTCACCAATCATAATCATTTCGCCCTGACAAACTGTCCAAACACGGTCAACACCATCTCTTAACTGAATATCAAAGACATCTCCAGTTCTTAATATTTTAGACTGTGCTGGAGTTACAGTAACTGTAAACTCTCCAATTTCATCAAATTCTGTTTGTGTTGGATAAACAGTAAAAAGCAAATCATCTCCAACATTGTCTGAGTATCTTCTAAAATCTCCTGATATATCCCAACCAGCATCATCTCCAACGGATGTAGTGTCATAGTCTACTGGATTTCCAAGATCGTCTTCAACATAAACTCTAAAAGAAGCACTATCTCCAATTACAACGGTCCAGTTAATAAGTGGTGGCTTATTTCCAATATTATAAGTAGACGGAGGTGTTACTCCCTCTAGTTCTGTTTCATTTGGGTTTCTGTATACGGCCATTGTTAAATTATACCATTAAGCAAGTCCATTTTTTAATGCCCCCCAAGATCCATTGCCTTTTGGCTGTCCAACAATAATAACTCCAGTTGAGGCATTTGACTTAGCAACAACTGCTACAGCCCCTGATCCATCAGTAGGTCGGACATTTGTCAAACCTCCATTATCAGCAACATAAAGTATATCTCCAGCAGAATATGCTGCTGTGTTTATATTTTCAAAGACACCAGATATAATTATTACACCATCAGAATTACTTGTCATTGCTGCTTGTGTTATTCCAACTACTGGGAATGTTGATAGATCATTTGAGTCACACTTTGCAATTGTTGGTTTTGATGTATACCCTGAAATATAAACGGGGGTTCCTTTTGCAATTGTTGATACAGTTATATTTCTAACTTCTAATGAAATAAAAGGAAGTCCAATATTTGAAATAACATCTTCTATGCGTTCTGCAAGTGATTGAATATCCTCGTGGACATTTACAGGGTCACTTAAAACGGGATAAGGAAGGTCATAAGTTGTAGTTGCGCCAGTAGCCATAGTACTTATTATTATACCACTTACACATAGAAAAATTAAAAAGTTATAAAAATGTTACCAAAAGTTTGACTTTGGTGGCAAATTCATGTTATAATTAATACATGCTACTAACAAGTAGCATTTTTAGTCTCTAGGAGGTTTTTATTATGAGAAGAGATTTGAAGGCTTGGATTGGAATCCTAGCAATGGTTGGAGTTGTAGCACCCTTTAGCAACTTTGCCAATGCATCAAGTACGGAAAACAACTTATTAATTAAACAGGCTGAAAACCCTGCTGCCACCCACAAGGTGGCTTTTGTTGTTTCTAAAGCAAAAATGTTAGAACGCTATGAAAACAAAACACATCTTACAGATGTTGAACTGAAAGACCTTCTTTCCCTTGTTGGGTTTAAAGGTAATGATCTAGTAGTGGCTTGGGCTATAGCCAAGAAAGAATCTAATGGTCGTCCATTTGCATTTAATGGAAACCATAAGACTGGGGACTCATCCTATGGGATGTTTCAAATTAATATGATTGACAACCTGGGTCCAGACAGACGTGATAAGTTTGATCTTGGCTCAAACGCTGAACTATTCAATCCCGTAAAAAATGCGGAGATTGCATACTATATGTCCAACGGTGGAGACGATTGGTCTTCTTGGAAGGGTATTACCCCAAAAACCAGAATGTGGATGAATAAATTTCCTAAATAGTTTAGGGCTGGGGCTTTTCTGTTTGACCCTTAATCCAAAGATAGGTTTTTTTAATTCCTTCTTTTAAGGTCATAGAATAGTCCCAGCCTAACTCTTTTCTAACCAAATCATTGTTTGAATTTCTTCCCCTAACTCCAAGAGGGCCAGGAACATGCATCTTATTTAAAACCTTGCCTTCAATACTACAGGCAATATCTACCAACTGATTAATAGTGACCATCTCTTCAGACCCAATATTGACAGGCCCAGTAAAATCTGATTCCATAAGCCTTCTTGTTGCCTCTATGCATTCATCTATATATAGGAATGAACGAGTTTGTTCCCCATCCCCCCAAATTTCTATAGAGTCTTTTGCTTGTATAACTTTTCTACACATTGCAGCAGGGGCTTTTTCTTTTCCACCATCCCAAGTTCCTTCTGGTCCATAAATATTATGGTATCTGGCAATGGCTACAGGGATCTTGTTGTTTCTGTTAAACGCTAAAAACATTCTCTCACTAAATAGTTTTTCCCAACCATACTCACTGTCAGGATCTGCAGGGTATGCATCAGATTCCTTAAGTCCAGGATTATTGACATCTAACTGTTTATAGTCAGGATACATACAGGCAGAACTTGAATAGAATATCTTGGTTTTGTTAATATCATATTTTTCATTAAGCCTGGACTGTGCTCTTAAAAGATTAAGGTTTATTAATGCAGAGTTTTCCATAATTTGAGAATCATTTAGTCCAGTAAAAATATATCCTGCTCCACCCATATCTGCAGCAAATTGATAAATCTCATCAAAGGCTATTGCATCCATAAGGTGTATGATGTTTTCAACATTTTCGTATATAGACAAATCTTTTTCTATAAATACATCTGCTTCTGTTTTAGAGAAGTCTGGATACTTTAGGTCAGCACCTGTAACCCAATATCCTTCTGACTTTAAACGCCTTACCATATGGCTTCCAATAAAGCCTCCTGCGCCTAACACTAATGCTGTTTTCATATTCTTGACTCCTTCCATTCCCTCCACCATTGTTTTGTAAAACTGTCTTTATTATTATATCCATTCCAGGAATATGGACCATCTTGTAGATGTTCTTCTTCCCCGAATATTTTCCATTGTATATCTCTTTTTTGATTTAATCCTCTATGAATATATCCAGTATAAGTACTTCCTGGGCTTCCAATAAAATCTTGGCTATAGTGCATTACAAGATTATTCAAGATTCCAAAAGATACTTCTTCTTTAAACTTAAACTCTCTAAACTCTTTATAAAAATTATTTAGTATGTATTCATCTAGCATTAAGTATTTATATGAAGAGTTTTTTATTAATTCACTATCTGGCTGATCAGTACACATAACAAGAGGAAGCCCATTATTTATTTGACTAATACCAGAATCTAGAATATTATTATCTGGATCAAACATGCCTTTGTGGTCTGTAAGTCTAAAATGTGCTCCATTAAAAAGACCAAGAGATAGGGCTATCTTTTCTGCTAATTGGTAATACTCTGGTTTAAATCTTACAGAAGACAGGCTTGTGTTTAATGAAAAATCACGATTAAAGAAAAACCTACTGTAATATCCTAATGTTTTTTTCAAATGTACATTGTTATAATCATCTAGCAAAAGCCTTTCTCTTCCTTCAGAAAAAAGTTCTTCTTCGTTTGCATAAGTTTTTGATTCTACTGAATAATATGACATTAGGTTTTCTATTTTTAAATCTTCATAAGTAAAACTATCTACTGTGTCATTTATAAAAATATTACAGTCTTTATTTTCCCAATCAACTAAATCTAATATATTTGGAAATACATTAGAATCAATTAAATGGCTTCTTTCATTATATTTATAATTTGCAGAATAAATTGGAACTCTTGCTCCACCGTAGTCTCCATTTGGAGGATTACTAATGTTATGCAAAACTAATTGTTTTTTAGATCTATTTGCCAAACCAACAGCAACTTCCAAACTTGTTATTTGATTAAACAAACCACATGGTTGGTAAAGTTGATAAAAAAGATTTCCCATGACTACATGCTTGGAGTATCTTTATCTTTTTTAGCACGTATACCAGTGTATAAATACTGTGGCCCTTCTGTAAAAAACCAATGATCTGGTTCTACATAAAAGAAAAAAGCATTTGCAACAAGATTTGTTTCTGGGCTTGGAAATTCTTCTCTCCAGTGTTCTTGTTCATTTCCATAAGAGATTACAGCATCATTTTCTTGTGGTTGAAACTTTTCTCCCTTAACATAAAAATCCCAAGGTGTTTTATGAAAAATTGTATAGTTTATGTGATATGTACAGGCATTGTCATCAACATGCTTCCATAATTTTGCTTTATCACTTTCATAAATACTTATTAAACACCAAGATGGAACTAATGTTTCTGATTCAAATTCTTCTCTTGCTAAAGGTAGTAGCATTTCATGAAATCTTCTTAATGGTTCAACGTTTTCTTTATGAGTTCCGTCCCAAATTGCCCATTGATGTCTACCAAAGTTTTCGTCAAAAGTGCTTTTGTCTGTTGACCACAAATTCATTGCTAAATTTTGTAATTGCTTATGCTCTTCTGGTGGAAAAACATTTTTTAATAGATAAGGCTCTTTCATTTTATTTCTCCCTTTTTATTAATTATAGCATATATGAATATAATGCTACTTGTCAACGAACTTCTCTGCCCAACCAATTATTGAAGAGGTATCTCTCAATGAATACTTAGCATCAGGCATTGTTCCGTTGCAAAAGTCCAAAAGTCTTTGCTCAGACCTTTTTTCATTTGATATATAATTTTTTATATCTCCATCCCATTGACGTTTTCTCCTACTTCCATCATAGTCGTGATATATGTAATTTCTTGGTGGCCCTATAATCTTTATGCCTTTTTCATAAAATCTAATAGAAAGTGTTTGCTCTTCTCCATAGAAAAATATTTCTGGATCATATGGAGTATCTATAAAAGTTTGTGACTTTCCAAAAGCAAGGCCACCACAAAAATAACCAGTAAGCATTCCATAATCGGCTCCTGTATACTCTATATTGGCACAGTTATAACCTATAAAATCATTTTCAAAAGAAACTGCTTTTACTGTATGAGGCTTATTGAATTCATCACATTTAAAATTACCAAACTTATCATATGTAAATCCATATGGGTATGATGTTAATATAACTTCTCCATCCCAATAATTTAAACACTTATTATAATCTTCAATTAACATTTCGTCCCAGTTTTTAACAAACCTGGAATGACTGTCAATTTGTAAATAAAAATCATGCTGTGGTTTTATAAAATTTTGAATATAGTTTCTAGCATATCCAACACCAGAGGATTCCAAGTAGTTCATTTTTTTATAGGTATAATCTAATACACCGAATAGATCAAAGAGATTTTCTAATTTTGGGTGCTTATCGTTTTCATCTTGTGACAAAACACATACATGTATTTTACTTAAATCTTTTGCTTGAGACAATAAACTATAAAGCGTATCTGTTAATTCTGTATCACGAAAAGACGCTATAGAAACAAATATACTATTTACCACTTTTGCAGTGGACATGTTGCTTTTTCTAACTTTGTTTTCATTTTCATTAAACAGCCACACTTTTTACATTGACTAGTTAACTTTATTAATTCTGGACAACCTTTGCAAATAGAATATCTTTTTTTTGCTATTTCTTCATCTGCCCATTCTACATTTGGATTTACTAAGTCCCAAGGCCTTGTATCACCTAAATTTTTTTTGTACTGTTCCCATGGTGTTAAAATTTCACTCATTAGTTATTCTGCTTTTTCTAAACTAGTACCATTCCAAGACCATCCAATTCCATCGTCTGGAAAGTCTGTGCCAGTCATATCTACAATCACTGGATTACTACTTAGTGCTGCTGAGAGCATTTCTACTTTTGAGTTACCAACTGATGGCATTTTTAAAACACAGGCAAACTCTCCACCTATAACAAGTGCATAGGTTTTTATATCTGAGTATACATTTTCTACTTCGCTCATATTTTATCCTTTCTTTTAACTTAGTATATCATTACTAACAGAATGTTGAGACATACTCACATCCACAAGATGCATTATAAACATAGAAATCAATACAGTCTCCAACCATTACTGCATTACAAATAGTTCCTACTTCACACCCAGGTGATGGTGCTACAGGGGTTGGAGTTACAGGGGTTGGAGTTACAGGAGTTGGTGTAACTGGGGTTGGTGCAACTGGGGTAGGTGTTGCTCCTGGGCAGTTACCTGGATAACCGCTTGATGGAACACTATAACCTAATGAAGGACAAAATGTTAATGCAACAGGTGTTGGAGTAACTGGTGTAGGAGTTACAGGTGTTGGAGTAACAGGTGTAGGAGTAACGTTACAACTTTGTGGTGTTGTGTAGACTCCACCAGAAAGAGAACTTTGATATGCAGTATTACAAACCTGTTCAAATTCTGCTGCTGCTGCAGAAGAATTAGCGTAAGGACCGCTAAGTGAAGATCCATCAGCACAGCATCCGTAGTATGTAGTTTGAGCAACAGGTGTAGGTGTAACAGGTGTAGGTGTTACAGGTGTTGGAGTAACAGGTGTAGGTGTAACTGGTGTAGGTGTTGTAGGACAACTTGCTGGTGCTGCAGGCTGAGATACTATTGAGCAAGAAATACTTGTGGCTGGAGGATTTAAACCTTGAAGAACTGAAGTGTAGGCAGCACAGGCTTGGTTAATATTTTGTACAATAATATTGTTTTCATCAACAAGGTATGATTCTTGTGTTGGTGTTCCATCAAAGCAATATGAAAGATAAACGGTTCCCGTTGTAGGTGCAACAGGTGTAGGTGTTACAGGGGTAGGTGTTACAGGTGTAGGAGTTACAGGAGTTGGTGTAACTGGAGTTGGTGTAACTGGTGTTGGTGTAACAGGTGTAGGAGTAACTGGTGTTGGAGTAGGGGCTACAGGTGTAGGAGTAACTGGTGTTGGTGTAACTGGAGTTGGTGTAACTGGTGTTGGTGTAACTGGTGTTGGAGTAACTGGTGTTGGTGTAACAGGGGTTGGGGTTACAGGTGTAGGGGTAGGAGTTGGTGTAGTTGCTAATTTTAAAAATATACCAATTGCGCTGGGGTAACGAAATAGTGGCACGTTAACCCCTAAGCAAACTTAGATTGAGATGCCAGACATGTAAAAGTAGCAGAACCAGTTTTTCTAATCTGAATCATATACACATCTGTTGAGTTAGTATTTCCACCTGTAGGGGCTGTTCCACCCAGCCATTTTGGAGTAACTGCATTTCCATCAATTGTATATGAACTTGGATAATATGCTGTTCCACCATTTGGGTGCTCAAAAGTAACTGTAATAGATTCTCCAACTGCCATTAATGAGTTTAAAGTAGTTGAGGCATTTCCACGAACGTTTAGTGCGTAGTTTGCTGTTGCGTTGGCTGTATAAATATGAACAGATGCTGTACTTACATCAAGGTGTACAGTTCCAGTAGCAGCAGTTGCTGATATCACTGCTTTTTCTCTTGGAGATACTAAAGTTGTTATTTGTGTTTGTAAATTATTTAATGTATAAGCAATTGATGGGTTTACAAGGTTTGCGGTATTTGTATTTGCTGTGCTATATGCTGTAGAGCCATAGTGGTAGAGTCTAAATGCCGCTTGAATGTCAGCATTGTCTGCATACCCAGGTATTTGTGTGGGATAAATTGAGCCTATAGATTCAGATGCCATGTCATTTCACCTCATTCATTATAGCACAACCGAAACAAATAGATGAACGGATGTTTCTGCATCAAGTGGACCCCAAGATCCATTGTATTCTGATGCTTCAAGATTTATTACTAAATCAGTTCCAGATACCGCTACAGAAGATACTGAAGATGCAACTGGGTTTGAGTTTACAATTGAATATTGAAGGCTAAAATTATCTGACTCTAATCCAGTAACTGATGTGATGTCTGTTATGGGAATAACTATAGATCCACTTCCAGTGCTTGCGCTTGTTCCTGATGCAAAAGTTACAGTATGTATTTTTGAATAAATTGCAGGGGTAATATTTAAAACCTCTACCCAAGTATCTCCACCAGGCTCTGAAACATATTGATATAAATATCCGTAATCTGATCCAGGTGCTGAGTTAACATATAGGTCATTTAGTAGTGGATCTAAAGTGTCATCTGAGTTTGGATTTCCAATACCGACAAAAAATTTACTACCACGTGTTCCTGTTGGACCAATGTCAACAAGAAGTTCAATTGTCTCTGGTCCAGATAAAACAGTTAAGTCATCTGTAGATAATACTACGTCTGTCATTAAGCAGCACCCGTAATATCATCAGTTACAGTAATTGATCCAGTAAGCAGTGTAAAGACAACATCTGGGGTTGGAGTTGTATTTGTAATTTGAACGTCATAAACATATGTGGTTCCAGCAACAAGTTCTCTTCCTTGTTCAGGAGCAATCGTGCATGTAATAATGTCATTTGCTGTGTCTACTGTTGCTGTTGCTACAACCTGTGTTCCAGTGCTACCACGTCTATTTGCTATTGTAAATACTGCGTTGCCAGAATAGGCATCTAGTGCAAAGGTTGTTCCATTTGCATTTTTTGGACGGATGATAAATTGATACGTGTCACCACGGTAGTAACTAAAATTATATGTGCCTGGAAATGCCATTATTCCTCCTGCTTTATTATACCATTAACAAACCGAGATATAAATACCTTTTAACCATAACGTGCTCTCTGAATCTGTTCTTGCCTGTGGCCTTGCTCCGTAACTCTTAATTCTTTGATCATCAATATATACCGTTTGAAAAAATGACATATCATAAGAATATTGGTATTTAAGGTTTGCCACATAAGAAGTAGGAGAATTTGAATATTTTTCATTAAATGTTCTAATCCATAACTCTGTATAGTTTGATTCAGTGGTTATTGTAAAGTCATACCTTATATCAACTTTAGCCCCTAGTTTTAAACCTTTAAAATTAAACATATTTATATCTGACAGCCAAAGTTCGTTGCCATTTTTCATAATGTAGTCTTGATTTGAAGACTCAAGGTTTGGAGAAAAATTAACAGATACCCATCCGTCATCTCCTCTTTGTGGACCTAAAATAGTAAGTTTATCTGATCCATTTTTATAGTATGCCCAACCTGGATATTGTCCTGAAGGTGAATCATAGCCTTCTCCGCCTTTTCCAGGCTCTCCACGTTCTCCCTGTGGTCCAGGTTTGCCCTGATCACCTTTTGGTCCCTGTGGACCAGCATCACCCTTATCACCCTTATCTCCTTTAGGGCCTTGTAATCCAGTTGGTCCCTGAAGACCAGGAACTGCAATATATTGTTTATCTAGTTCTTGTGGGGTTGAAGATTTTACTGCGTCTAAATAGTTTTTCTTTTTAAGCGGTTGAGGTGGATCCATGCTAGTTGCCATGGGAACCATTCTACTTTACTTTATATGTCTTTGTTCCAACTTTAACTGTGGTTGGAAGATTAATAGGTTGTGAAGTTACTTTAACTATCATAGTGTTCCGCTCACATCCCCAAGAACACAGATGGTTCCAACAACTGGAGTCCATTTAGTAATTTCATCTCCACCGCCTCCAGAGACTCCATCTCCAGGAATTGTGGCTTGAAGGTCAAACTTTAACTCTGCAACAACTGGCTTATATTTTGTTATTCCCCAGTTCTTTGTAGTGTTTGGCTTTGCAATAATATAAACAACCCCCTCCTCATAAGACTCTACGGTTAATGTATCCAGAGTATCAGATGCTGGATCATATGAGGTTGCTAGAAATGTCCAACCAGTAGTATCATATTTTGTTACTTCATCGTCTTCAAGAAATTCGACCTTAAGCGTTGCTGTATCTCCACGGACTACTGTCCATTGGATATTGGCTGGTGATGCACCAAGTTTTTCGATTGAAGGAGAGCACATAATATTAGATTATACCATAATTCATAACTGGACACCCTAAGCGCAGTGGGGTGGGGGTTAGAACTCAGGGTGCCAGCCCTAACATTATAACATTAATTTATACCAGTACACATAGAAGTATAACAAATTGTTATAATATGGACATATATTAAATTGTTATAAAAGAGTTATAATCAGCCAGGGTATTAATAGTTAAAACAAAGAACTTTTGGTGTATACTTAAATATATATAAGAAAGAATATACTATAGTTAAGTTTTTTAAAGATAGTTTATATATAGTAGTTATTTAGAATTCTTAGAAACATACTCTAAAAGAATATCGTACATATGATCAAGTTTATCACTAGTTGCCTTACGCAAAACCTTTGCTTCTTCTTGCTCAACTTTAATCTGCTTAATTTCATCACGCATTGAGGTTCCGCCGTTTGTTTTAGTCTCGGCACGGATATCTTCTACGGCTTCTGCGATAGGTTTAATTTGAACCTTTATGTACCAGCGAATCGCACCAACAATAATTGCTCCAATTGAAAGCATTGTTAAAATAAATTGAGCCCAGTCAGTTGCTGTCATAATAACACTATTATACATTATTTATATTTCAAATTTCGGCGGGATACGAGTTAAGCCGAAAAATAGAGTATACAAACCTCCCCCTGACAACATAAGGCATATAATGCCTAACAGTGTCAACTGCTGGACATATGCTCCCATATCTGCTATAATCGTATTATGGAAATTACAACAACTGAAGAAGTACTAGTACAAAACCTTATCAAATATTTTACTACTGACCTATCTAACAATTTGGATAAGTCTGGTTTGGATCAAGAAGAAAAAGATGCAAACATGGTTTTATCCAGAAAGAAGATTGCCGCTGACGCAGAAGGTATTGCCTCTGTGGTTTTTAAATCATTTGAGTAAATATGTCTGACCAGGATGATCGTGATGTTAGGCCTTGGGATTTATTTAATGGATCACCTAGGTCGCCAGAGGAAGTTGCTCAATACCGTTTAGAAATTTGTAAAGGTTGCGACTTCTTTCGTAAAACCACACAAACCTGTAGAAAATGTGGATGTTTCATGGCTGCTAAGTCTATGTTAGCCAATGCTAAATGTCCAGTAGGTAAGTGGTAAATTGTATACCGTTGAATTTTATATATAACAAAAAGTTATAGTATAAAACCTTTATTTGTTAACTACTGCTCAAAATCAATAACATCTTGTACAAAATTTATATCATGGTCTGAAGAGGTTTGGCAAGAACATCCATTGCAGCATGTATCTGAAAAAACCTTTATAGCCAGAGAAGATGATTCTGATTCAAATAATGGATATGTATTGTTGTCTACGTTATCTAGTATAGCCATAGGAATATTCTATCATATCCCGTCAAAATCTGAAAAATTTTATAAATGGGGTTTTCCCCAAAATCTGAATATTTTGTATAAGTGTATGATACATGTTTTTGTGTAAAATAAATAAATAAATTAGTGAGCACACTAGTGTAGTACCCCTTAAAGATCTTACACTAGTGCGACCTAATTATTCTAGCACTTGCAAGGGTCTATGCGGGTCTCATTCTTATCAAAAATAATAATACCTGTGTCACCGCATGACTCACATGTGTGTGCATACATTGCGCTCATTGCTCTGGCTCCTTCTCTAATAGTATTCCTAGAATTAACTCTAACTGTTTTGTAGTTAGTAGTGCTTGGGCGCAACCCCATGACCATGCTAAGTCCATGTCTCCATAGTGCTTTTTAGCAAGAGTGTTAATCTGTTGAGCAATCTCAAAATTGGTTTTCATTTATTTACCCGCTCTCTTGGCAACGATAGCCTCTATCTGAGCAATCTGCTCTGGTGTAGCGTTGCGGTATGCATTGACGCTTTCTCTAATCCATGGTGAGCGTTCCATAGCCTTCTCATGCTCTATTGCATAGCGAGCCTGTTGCTCTGCTCTTATTCTGTTTAGTGTATCCATTGTATAGGCTACCTTTCGTTAGTTATTTAATCTTATACCTGTAAGGGTATCATACATACCCTGAAAAGTCAAGGAGACACGCCGTGTCCTGGATGTGATGTGCCTCACACGGCTCGAAAAAAGTTATCCACAGGGGCTGTGCATAACCTATGTGACCCTTATCACAAAAATACTTTTCCGACACGCCCGAGAAACAGGCTAATTTGTCAGTGGTCTGTGTTAGACTTACAGTATAAAGAAAATCAAGAAAGGTTCTTGATAAGAAAGGAAAACAAAATGTTTTCACTAAAGTATAAAATAGAATTGGATACTAATCCACGCTATCCTCTAAGTAGAGAGTTTTCTACTTGCTTAGGTGTTCTAATGAATACCGAACAAGATGCTAATGAGTATCTTGACCTACTCGCTCAGCGAGGTACTATCCTAGAGGTAGAACTTGTAGAACTAAAAGACTACAAGCCTAGTAATCGTGTAGCATACGCTACTACTAGAAGTTGGGAGTAATCGTAATGGATACTTATAACAGAATACTAAAAGAGCAACAAGAAAAAAGAATTGCTCAATCAATTAAAGATAAGGCTATTGTAGAGGCTATGTTCTCTAACAATTCTCGCCCCCTTAATAACCAATACCTTTTAGAGAAAGAAGAAAACTAATGAGTACCTATGTAACTATTGCCTCTGTATGTGGTAAGTCATCTGCATCTATTGACATGTATGACCTAGAGTTAAACAATAACGTTGTGTGTTGTGATAACTGTCAATCTATCCTGATATGTCGTAAGGCATGGGACTACCTATACAAGGAGGCTAAGTAATGACAACACTGCAAGATAAATTAGATGCAGCAGCCCTAGCACTAGAGCCAGTGTTATGGGATTTGTTAAATGAGATTGAGGAGAAATAAATTGTTAGTTGTTCTAATCGCAATGACTTGCTTTGCTCTTGTAGTTTGGATTCATAACGGAGCATAATAAATAAAAAGTTTTTCAGGATTGATCCCCTGAAAAATTTTCGACAAAAGTTATCCACAGGCTTATCCACAGGGTAAATGTGATGTAACTAACACACGACACGCCGAGACAGAATTTGACTTTTTGACATTTCCTTGCTATACTTCTAGTATAACAATTAAATAAGGACAGATAAGGCAATGAGCCTAGCAAATAAATGTGACCAGTATCACAGTGAGCCTAGCGAATAAGTGCCCCAATTTGTCAGCCCCCCGTGATAGGATAGTCTTATCACTTAAAGAAAGGAAGTCAATAAATGACTTACACTGTAACACTAGAAACCTTTTCAGGTTCCACTAAAAAAATCAACCTATCCTCTAAAGGTCAGGTTGCTCAATTCATCAACACTTACCCAACACAATTACCTGTTGGCGTATCTGTCAAAGTCGCTTGCGACTCTCTTGGTATTAGTGGCACACTTCGTGGCACTCGCTCACTAACTAACTCAAACTAAAAGAATAGGAAAACTAAAAAATGACAGTATCAATTAAACACTCACTTCACTTCATCACAGAGGTAGACGAAACTCATCCAGTAGGAATGCAATTGCTTAGACTTGAGGAATCAATGCGTACAGTAATGCTAGAGTCAATGCTAAAAGAATTACTTGCACCACGCATTCAGCCAGCACTAGATGAAATCAATGCAGGCGGGTCCTATGCAATTCTAAAGGTGGCCGACTAATGAATGGCGTAAAACTTTCAGTGCGTAATGTAAATGGTGAGGTCTCATACCCTGCGTATGAGGCCCACTCATTTGAAAAAGTTATTGAAATTGTAAACAATACATGGCGTTTAGATAATGTCGCAGATGTAGAGAAAGTGGAGACTTACTAAATGATGACACGTAAAGACTATGTAGAAACTGCAAAAATTCTAAACAAATTCGTTGATGACATTGACTCAAATGATTTTGACCAATTAGTTTTTGAATTTAGCGAATGGTTTGCTTCTGACAATCCTAGATTTGATGAAAATAAATTCTATGATGCTTGCGTTGATGGTGCTGAGGTAAATACATGATTCTAGACACTGGAACACTAATCGCAATAACAATTGCTCTTGCTGGATCTGTTGGAATGATGATTGCATTCTGGAATCAGAATGTGCAACTACAAAAAGAAATTCGTAGATTGCAAGTTGTATTGCGAACCGAACGACTTAAAAAATAAAATAAAATCCTGAGCATGATTGAAAACTGCTCAAGAATTTTCGACCCGTTCGGGCGTGTCGTCCACAGTTTACGTAAGTTATCCACAGGCCCAGGATTTTGTGAGGTTTATCACATGGCTTGAGCGTCTCACTATTTAAGATTACTCAGAAGTAACTTGAGATTTTTTGTCTAATAGGCTAGACTTACATAGTAAGAAAAAATAAATAAAAGAAAGTCTATTCTCTTACGGCGTGTCTAAGCAAAAATGTCAGACACCCATGATAGGATAGAATTATCACCAAAAAGAAAGAGGTTGGCAAATGTCAGCAAATGTCTATACAATAGAAAACCTACTTGTAGGAAAAACTTATAAGTCCCGCACACTTACGGGAGAAATTATCTCAGCAGAAAAGTCTGATGTATGGTACGCAGATTGCGAGTCTTATCGTGTTCAGGTACGCCCTCACTATCCCTCAGTATTTAATCTAAAAGATACATACCGCATACTTGCAGTAAAGATTGGAGAATAAATAAATGGGAAACTTAATTGAGCAATTAGTAGATTGCGTTGATTGTCATGATGAGGGCGTACTCTTTTGGGGTAACTCAGCAGGAGAGTATGACTCAGAATTTTGCGATTGTGCAAAAGGTCAAGAAACAGAAAATTACTACATTGAGTGGTACGCTAGTAATGAAATGAACGAATACACATTGGAGAACGCATAATGGATTATCTATACTCTGTCACCGCTACCTATGACTCTGCTCCTACACCTAATTGGGTAGGGCGTTATAGTGATGCTTTATCTGCCGTTGAAACTTTCCAACAGTTTGTTGATAGTGGAGATGCTAAGGAATACGCAACAATTAACTTATCTGAGCCTTCAGGTAAGATGCATACAAAAACTTTCTACACTACAGGATTGGTCGTAACAAAATAATGGGAAACAATACAGCGATGGACTTAGCAGAAAACATTGACATAACACTTGAACAGGCTATTGGTTATCACTTACAGGGTAATCACTATCCTCCAGTACCGCTTAGCATGGTGCCAGTATGCATACAGGCTCTTGACTTTGCCAATGAAGATTTATGGGATGAAACTATTGAAATGCCTGATGGTATTTTGTACAAGGGCGACACCGCTGCACCTGTATGGGCTATCATTGAGCAACACCACCTACACGCATGGCTACCTGAAAACATTGAATACTACAATGAAGATGAAGGATTTGAATTAGGATTGGGGCTTGAATAATGACTACTTGGTTAATATTCTTTGGATTGATTTTATTGTCAATTATTGTTGCAGCGGGAGGACGTTAAAATGACTGTTACAATAACTAACATGGAACTAAAGTTTGCTGACAACCTTACACCAGATCAACTTATGGTTGAAGATTTAATTATGGTTGAAGATGAGATTGTTGAAGTACTTGCAATTCAGTCTGACTCATCAGGTAACATTTATCTTGTTGCTTATAAAGATGAGTATGATGAAAAAAACATTGTGCAATTTCAGCATGATGAGTTTGTTTCTCTCTACGTGTATGTAGATAGTGACGAATAAAGTTTTTATGCACTTCCCCGCATAAAAATTTCGACCCCCGCAGTCGGGCGTGTCGGTTTACGTAAGGTTTGACATTTCCCCACATTTTTGGTAAGATTAATTTATGAAGAAAACCAAAGAGGAATTACGTAGACTTATGGAATTACGTAGGTCTAATGCTGCCTCTGCCGTGCCCTCTAAGAAAAACTATTCTAGGAAAAAGAAATGTCAGTCCCTTATGCTAGAATTAAAAAAAGAAAGCGAGTAAACCACCATGACTAAACTACTCAGAAGCAAAGATAGGAAAGTAACTAATGCCGTCTCACCAAATGGAAAGACCCCAACAATTGCCAACACATTCGGATTACCTGCAGGAAAGGCTTATTCATGTCCTGGCGCAACGTCTGTCTGTGAGAGTGTTTGCTATGCAGGCAAATTGGAAAAGGTATTCCCAACAGTAAAGAAAAACTTATTGCATAACTGGGAATTACTAAAGGACGCAGATCTTGACACCATGCAGGTGTTACTAAGTGAAATGATAGATGAGTTTATTATTGACTGCAACAAGCGCAATGCCCCTAAACTATTCCGTATCCACTGGGACGGAGATTTCTTCAATGATACTTATACACAAGCATGGAAGAATGTCATCCTTAATAATACAGACATACAGTTCTGGGTTTATACCCGTGTAAAATCTGCAGCCCTTATCCTTAAGGGTATTAAAAATCTCTCACTATACTATTCCACAGATAGCGAGAATAAAGATACAGGTGTGGAATTAAAAACAGATCATGGCATACGTCTTGCATACCTTGCTAAGAATTTCTTAATAGGGCAAGCAGACATGAAAGCACTTATGGGCAAACCCGCCGCAAAGTGCCCTGAAAACAATAAACAAATACCACTAATCAGCACAAAGGGCTCGGCTTGCGTTTCTTGCTCATTGTGTGTATACTCTAAAGCAGACATAGTTTTTTCTGCAACTAAGAAATGAGAATAAATGGAAATCTTAATCGTGTTAGTAATAGGCTTATTAACCATGCTAGTTATAGCAGGGGGCAAATAGCCTAATTGTGACATAAATCACACCCGTAAGCGTCTCAAAATGTGAGAAATCTAGGAAATGGACTTGATAAATGTCAGTAGGAAATGTTATACTTAATACATACAACAAACTAAAAAGGAGAAATACAATGTCAGTAGCAACAGCAACATACAAGGTAGGCGACACATACACAACACAGAAGTCAAAGGTCACAGGAGTAATCAAGGAGATTACACCACAGGCTAATGGAAATGTACGAGTAGCCCTAGATGTAGAAGGCAAGACTCGTTACACAACTTGGACGGCTAAGTAATCTAATTACTTATTCCTGAGCATGAAGTAAAACTGCTCAACACAACCCCCTAACAAATCAACCACCAAAGAAAAGAGAAAATAAAAGATGGCAAGAGGAAAAGCAATCTCAGTTAAAATCCCTACTGCAAGAGTAATCAAGGCACTAGAGGCATCACTAGCAAAACTAGAAGCAGACTACGCATCACAAGAAGCAAACGAGGCTAAGTATGAAAAGGCTCGTAAAGCATGGCAGAAAGAAGTTATTGACTATGCCGTAGCAAACATCAAGAAAGCAGAAAACTTCCGTACTAACTATCGTCATTGGTCAAACAATCTTAACATTGACTTTGACTTAACAGTTACAGAAAAAGAAATGCCTAAAGAGCCTGAGAAGGACTTTGTTACAATGCACCAACACTCATACAATGAGCAGAAAGAGGAAATCTCAAATGCTATTCGTATCCTCTCAATGACAGATGAGGAAGTAGTTAATACCTCAACTTACAATGCGGTAGCCCGTTATCTCTAACTAAATCAACACGACCACAGAAATGCGTGTATAAATAAATAGAGTGGAAACCACCTGAGTATGTGGCTAAACTGCTCACCTTCTACCCCTGCGTTTCACGCTATGGTTAGCAAGATCCCCTGGGGTAGTAGGACTAAATTTGTCAGCGGTACCTAGTACAATTAAATTAAACAAACTAACAGAAAGAGGCCCCCATGGACCAAATGGAAACATCGTATCCAACAATAATCAATGCAACAGAAGACTTTCTTAAGTCTCAGATAGTGCAAAAGGATGAGCGCATTGCTAATCTTGAATCACATATCTCAACAGTTACACAACGTTCATACACAGAGGCTGCAGAGCGCAACCGTATGCGTAATGAAATGCAAGAGTGGACCTTGGAAGCGCTAGAGAATGGCACTTTTGATGAAAGCACTGCAGAAGAAATTGCAAACATTTGCGGATTTGAATTAACAAAAGAATTTGAAGTTGAAGTAGAAGTTCAATATTCAATTACAGTTAATGCACGTAATGAAGAAGAAGCAAAGAATGCAATCTATGATATTGACTTTGACACTGTGCAATATGGTGAAGAGGTAACTTACTTGTCATCCAGTGTTGACAGAGTAGAAGTTTAGTAGGGGGCTACTAATAAACCTGAGCATGTTTTTAAACTGCTCCCTTAGTTCCCTCAAAAAATTTTCGACCCGTGTGACCTGGATCACATGTGTTTAAGAACACACTTTAAGAATGTCCGAATTGCCCTATGTCTAACTATACCGATTTGCATTTGTCAGCCCGTCCTGTTATACTTAAATCTCATCACAAAAGAAAAGGAAATAAACTCATGGCACATGAACTAGAAACACAAAACGGCGTAGCGTCATTCGCATCATTTCGTGAACCCGCATGGCATGGATTGGGTACTGTATTTACAGAAGAAAAAACAACAAAAGAAATGTTAGATTTGGCTAATCTTTCTAATTGGAATGTTCGTCTGGAAGATTTAGAAACCCCATCACATTTATCAAGCGATAAAAACTATCAGTACGTATTGCGTACTAATCCTACAGATACAACACAAACAGACATTCTTGGTGTCGTTGGTGAGCGTTATCACGTTATGCAGAATGAAGATTTATTCTCATTCGGTGATAACATTCTAGACGGCGGAGGTCGTTGGGAAACTGCTGGCTCAATCAAGGGTGGTCGTGTCGTATTCGGTGCGTTAGCACTAGAACGTGAAACTATCCTAGACCCTAATGGTGTTGCAGATAAGGTAAAAACTTATTTACTTATCAACACATCACACGATGGCTCTATTGCAATTCAAGCAAGCATCACACCTGTTCGTGTTGTGTGCGCTAATACTCTTAACCTTGCTCTTGGCTCAATCAAGAAAAAGAATGGTGTCAAGCAATCTTTCAAGATTCGTCACACACAGACCGCAAGCGGTAAGGTTGCCGTTGCTCGTGAGACTCTTGGTCTTGCTCATAAGTACATGGACTCTTTTGATGTTATGGCTAATGCTATGATTCAGAAAGAAGTCAATGCTAAGCAATTCAATGACATCATTTTGGCTGCATACCCTAAGCCAGAAAAAGATTCTAAGGGTGCTTTCAAGAAGTGGGAAAACAAGGTAGATGTTATTAACGACATCTATACAGGCGAGTATAATGGAATGATTGCTGGTAATGCGTGGGGTGCTTTCAATGCACTTACAGAACGCCTTGATTGGTATCGCTCTGCTCGTGGTGGTTCTAACGAATCTATCCTTGCATCAGCAAGTGGATTTGACCCTGCAATTAACGCAGAGAAAAATCGTTTGCTAAAAGTTGTGCAAAATGTAATGCAGATTGCATAACTAAAAAAATTCCTGAGCAAGAATAAAAACTGCTCGCATGGTCTGTTAGAATAGTTGGTTAGTTCGCCACCCTGTCACGGTGGAGGTCACGGGTTCAAGTCCCGTACAGATCGCAATAAATAAAAATTCATTTCAGTGCATAAAAAATTTTTCGAAATTGTGATATAAAACACACCTTACGATTACGTAACGATTTGCATTTTTCCACGATTTAGGCTACAATTAATTTATGACCCAAACAATGAGAACGATTGACGAACTAGTCAATGAGATGTATATGGACAACGAACAACATCTTGAATACATGGAAAATATGAACGGTGGGGATTGTGATTGTAATATCCACACTACCTTAAATACAATAGTCAAGTACTGGTGGGATGAGGAGAACTAATGTTAGGTTATACATTGGAAGATCTAAACAACATGACATATGGTGTTGATAACGCTATACTATTAATCAACTCTGATGAGCACCCTGCTATCTATAACTACCTAGTTACTACAAGAGAGTTTCTCCAGGGCTTATGGGCAGAAGGGTATTTTGACTAATGTGGACTAAGTTTACTTATCTATGTACAGACTGTGATGCTCTTATAGAGATTACTGCATCTGTTGAGCCTCAGATTGATCCCGCCTGTATTTGCCATGCATCATCACATGTAATCCTATTAAGCAAGTGGGATGCCAATGCTACACACGTAGATGAAGATCTAACACCTGATTACGATGTGACGGATATCACACCCCCAAAACTTGTAAAGATTAACACAAACCCCTATACTTAGTATTATGACCAACGTTATATATACCCGATTTGCCACATTCACTGATTACGAGTGTAAGAAGTGTAAAAATAAACTTAATGTTGATGAAGCAGATGAGTTTATGTTATGCCACGTATGTTATTGTTTTATCTTTGACCCTGCCCTCAGAGAATCCTCACTAGGAAAGAAGAAGTAATGGACCTAAACACATTCAAAGAATACCTAAACCTGCACCTAATCAGTCTTGAACAAGACCTTGAAGAAAACCCTGCCTCTATCCATGTGGTAGACATTGAGGGACAAATCTATGCTGTTAAACATATGATTGAGGTTATCAATGAGCGATAAGTATCCTTTCCTCCCCGAATATTTGGACAAAGCCTTAGAGGATGTCTCTATACCACTCATTGACCTAATGCATGGTTATCTTAAGAATGAAATGCTTGATGTGGAGCAACTCCTTGACGGAGACAATGATGATAGATTTTTGCAAGGGTATCTGCAAGCCTTGACAAACTGCTATGTCCTGACGTATAATTTATCTATAGACCGTAAACTAATAGAAGAGGCACAATGACACCACAAGAAATGCTTGAACAGATGATTGATAAGGCTACTCTAGATTTCATAGAGATTGCTAAGGAAGAAGAAGATGGCGACTACTCAGACGCAATGCAGTCTATGGAGCGTACAGAGGCACAGGGTTTTGTTGACGGCCTGTCAGCAGCCTACTATATAGTTTACGATAAGGAATATACATCACCTATAGCATTGGATGAATCAAATGAATGATTTCATTGAAATGACAGAAGAGGAATGGTTTAACACTTATAAGCCTATTAAGAATCACATTGAGGGCACCTCCTCTTTTGATGGTCACATGTTTGAAACTTATGGTGATGAGGTAGAGTTTGTCAAGACACAACCACTTGAAAACATCTGGATGTATGGAGATGGCGATGATGGCGGGACCTATGTGTGGAATGGCTGGGGATTTGTAAATCGCATTGGTTATTTTATTACTGAGGTTCCTTGCCCACCTGAGACAACTATTCAAGTATTAATATCTGTACCGTGGTATTACTGCGAGAACTGTGACTCTGAGATGGAGGACATTGATAATATTATCAGAGATGCATTTCAAGAAGTTGATTTGGAAAAATGCCCTAACTGTGCTACCCTTGAAGAGATGAAACTTACTGGATTGGAGACCCAAAATGCCTAACTATGAAGTAGAAGTAATATTTGAACCCACTGGCCATTTTATGAATTTTACATATGAAGCAGAGGCTGAAGATGAAACAGCACTGCTCAATGAAGTACTAAACCAACTATCAGTTGTATCTTGGAAGGTAGACGAATAATGTTAAACAACAAACAAACTAGAGAATGGAATATAATGAAAAAAGTAGTAGCGCTATTAATTACACTAGGACTTACATTGACTGCAACACCAGCGTTTGCTTCAGACCCTGTTGCTCCTGCACGTTTAAAGATGCCTGCACAATCTAAATACTTTGAGCATAAGGGTATGGATTGCTGGAAGTACTGGCGAGTCACTAAGTGTCTACCAAAGTAAGGATATAAAACATGGGAGCACGGATCAACTTTGTTTTTAAAGACTCAGATGCACATCCTGCAGTAGTTCTGTACAGCCACTGGGGTGAGACAGAATGGCAACGGGACCTAGCAATGGCCCTGGAGCATTCAAAGCCTAGGTGGATAGATGACACATATGCAACACGTATGATGATTAGTTATCTTATTCAAGACTCCGTGCTAGAGGAGACAGGGTTTGGCATCTATGCTGTTGACCCTAAAGACTTAATGCTAGGAGACTTCACAGTCATCGTAGACCTATTAAATAAGACTGTGTATGAAGAAGGCTCAGATACTAAAGTAAACTGGGATTCATTTGTACAGGCGTATCTGCCTGTGGCTGCGCTGGTGGGGGAGTAGGGTCACTCTCGCACTTACGGTGGGGGGCAGACTGTGGTGGGTTGCCCTCCACCTTTCTTTTTGGTATAATGGATAGAAGGGGACTAAATGACTTTTAGGATTAGTAAGGGTATAACGCCAGAAGAGCGTGTAGCCATGAGAATTAAAACTATTATAGAAGACCTAAACTTAGACCTTGACCAGACAGGAATTATGTTGGCAAGGGTATTGCCACACTTGACATACAATAGATTAATTGCTATGATTGAGAGTGCCCAGTATGAGAAAGAGGGTATCTTAGACCCTAACCTAC